TGAAAGTAGATATGGTATCGGGCCTTAAAAACCCGATATTATTCAGCACCATAAAGAAATAAATCTATATATTTTATATATTTTTAAGAATTTTGGTCAGTGGCCAACAACAACAGAGCAGTGCTCTAAGGAAAAATTATGTCAGAAGAAAAAATTACTGAATTAAATGAAAACATTGCAGCAGCAGAAGCTGCTATTAATAGCCTTGAAACCCAAATAGGGAAAGAGAATCTTTCTGCAGAAAACTCTAAAAACGAACCTTCAGCAAAACAACAGCTAGATTCACGTATTAATGATCTCGAATTAAAAGAGATTATTGAACGTCGAGTTCAAGAAGAAGTAACAGCAGCTAAAAGCGCTTTCAAAGATAAACTAGATGAAGTTTATAAATTACGTGATCAAGCCGTTAAAGAACGAGTTACGCTAGAAGAAGAGAAGAGACAAGCAGAAATCAAACGAATGGAAGATGAAGGCAAACATAAAGAAGTTGCTGAATTGAAAATGGCAGAGCTTAACGCAAGGTTAGAGTCTCTCCAGAAAGAAAACACCAAGCTTACTCGTGATCAGGCAGTGCGTGATGCAATGAGGGGTGTGGACTTCCGTTCAGACGTAGCCGCAGAAATGGCTCAAGAAAGAATTCTAAGTCAGCTGATCCAGGATGACTCTGGACGTTGGACTCACAAGAGTGGTATCTCAATCAGGGAATATGTAGATCATTTTACAAAAGATGATGAAAATGGTTTTCTTCTGAAAGCAAAAACTAACAGCGGTTTTGGAATGTCAAACGTTGCCGGAACAGCTGATACCTCAACAAACAAACCTATTACTGAAATGAACACTGAAGAATTATTACAACATTTTTCTAAACAATCACCTCCTAGTAATTTCGGTTATTAATTAAAATTTTTAAGGAATTTTTAAATGGCAATCTCATCTAACCAAACTCTTGGTAACTTTTCGTTTGCTATTCAGAATGCAGTATCTGCTTTTTCTGATGAAATGTACACAAACGCAAAGAAACTCTCTGGTACAGGTATTGTTGGATCTAACGCTCAAATCGATCCTAATACTGAAACTTTTATTGGTCAAACTCGTTTCTTCAAGCCTTATGCTTCTCAAACAGTAAACGTAGCTTCTGTAACATCATCAACTGATGGTAGCTACCAGTCATACACTTCAGACTTCTTGACTTATGCCAAGACTGTCCGTACACATGGCGCACAAGAAATTAACATGCAGCGCGTAGTATCTCAGCAAGATGGTCTTGCAAAGATCGCTCGTGATTTCGGTGAAGTTCGTGCACAAGACGAGCATGACGCTATTCTTTCTATTCTGAAAGGTGTTGCAGCAGCTGAAGCCGCTATCGGAACTGGTGTTGACAACTTTGGTCAAAACTACAGCGATACTGATTACGGTTTCTTTGTAGACGTAAACACTGGCACTGGCGCTTTTGGTACTGACACAGACAACGGTCTTTTGACTGCTGGTGGTATCTCAACAGGTTACGGTGCAATTCGTGCTGAAAATCTGTTTACTGCTTTGTCTCTTGGTTTCGCAGATCATGAGCCAGACTTTGTTTACATGATTACTTCTCCAGAAGTCATGACTCAACTACGTGTTGCTAACATTGTAGATCAAACTACAGTTACTGAAGGTAACCTCGAATTTACAACAGCCTTTGGCGGTAAGTTCCGTTTGTTGATGTCTCGTGCAGATCAAGGCAACCGTGCTGCTGACAGCAATGTTGACGCTGCTTCTACAAAGACTACTTTCATGGTTAAGCCAGGTGCTATCGAAATGTCACAGCTTGCTGTACCAATGCCAGTAGAAATGCATCGTGATGCTAACAAATATAACGGTGGTGGTACTACTAACATGTGGTATCGTTGGGGCTATGTAGCACATCCAATGGGTTACGACTGGACTGGTACTTCTACAGCATTTGCTTCAAACGCAAACTATGCAGCAGCTGGTTCTTATGCTCGTAAGTATGATGCTCTTAACCTTGGTATTCTTCCAATTTTCCACGCTTAATCTTCTTAGGAGTATCCTATGGCTCTCGTACTCGGCGTAAATTCATACGCAACTCTTACTGAGGCAGATCTTTATTTCGAAGATCGCTCTGATGTTGCTGCCTGGGATAGCGCTACTGACACGCTTAAAGAACAAGCTCTTGTTACAGCTACTCAGTACTTGGACCAGTTAAGTTTCGCCGGATACACCTCAGAGGAAACTCAGTATCTCGCATGGCCAAGAGTTGGAACTGTTTCAGTTCCTTCTCGAGGTCGAGATATTACGTTCGATAAAGATTACGTATTTACAGATTTATCTGATTCTGATTCTGATTTTGAATATGCATTAATGGCGCAACCTTTTGAAATACGATTAATTAAAATAGCAACTTTTGAACAAACTTATCATATTATAAATAATGAAGGACTTTTAGACTATTCAGGTGATGCACCTAAGAGTATTAGAGTAGGATCCATCAATCTTGAAGGACTCGGCACTCGTGGTACAGCTCCTAAAATACCTCAAATAGTAAATAATTTGCTAAAGCCTCTTCGTAATACTGGTAATAGTATGTTTGGTTCAACTTGGTATAGGGCAAACTAATGGCTTTAAGAAATACAATACTCCGTGGTGTAGATACTGCGTTTAGTATTGCTAATGATTTAGCTGTAGATGTCACCTTTAATCCAGCAACAAGTGGCGATTATAATTTTTCTAATCAATCTGTTGAGGTTAATACAGGAAAAGCTGTTACAATTCGTGGTCTTATTATAGATGACAAAAAAGAAATAACAGACGGTAATAATGCAAAAAGAAAACTGCTAGTTAAAACAGCTGACATGGTTGGAAACATAGATACTTATTCTACCTTTAATATTAACAATAATTCTTATGCTCTTAAAAAATATGAGGATAATGGTTATGTTATCGAAATAGAAATGAGAGGTGTGTTATGAGTAAGTATTTACAAGTTCTTAACGATGTTGAATCTCTTTTTGGGCAAGCTAGTTGGAGCAGTAACAATATCTCAGCATATCCTTCAAATTTTCCTAAATCTTCAG